GATACATATGATTTTAACATTGGGGCAAGGTTGGCATTTGGTAGGCTTGTAGGTGGTATTTACATTGGCGGTGTTGATATGGCGGTTGATACCATCCGAGAAGTAAAGTCATTCGATTGGGAAGCATTCAAACAAGGTAAATTTGCGGTACATTGTGACACTAAAGAAAAGGCAAAAATGTTCTTACAGGAATGTGACGAGCAGGGAATTATATGGGCAGGCGGTGATAAAGCCTCACATAGCACATATTGGAGTAATTCTTACAGTGACGGAATCTTATATTTCCATCGTTATAATTGTCTAACATATTCCGGTTCAATTCAGAAATATAACGACGAAACCACAATCGAATATCAACCGTCAAAATCCATCCGAGAAGTCAAGCGACCTGCAAAGGTTGGGGAATGGATAAAGGTTATAGATGGTGTAGGCCATTCAGCAAGTGTAGGTGAGATACACAAAGTAATAGGGCTTCCAGTTAATTATAGTGGGTGGGTTTACATTGACACAGGAGTAAGAAAAGACTGTTTGAGAAATACACAATATGTTGTACTTGAAAACTACCAACCCGAAGCCAAACCGTTTTTCTCACAATCAACTATTGATGAGATTTCAAGATACACCGACAAAGAACTAATCAACGAGCTTTCAAGAAGATTGGAGGACAAGCAATGAATGAAAGAGTTTTAAACATATTATCCATGTGTCTACAGGCAGTAGAAAAAGGTCATCATGTTTTCCTGGATTATAGCGGTCACGTTAAGGGTGTTAATTTTAGGGCTTTTAAGGGTGGATATAAAAAAGGCAAGGAGTATGACATTAATCTGATTTTCTATATGGATGATATTTATTGTGACAATGCCGAAAACCTAGCGAAGATTGACACGATAGAAGCCTATCTAAAGGAGCTGATAGCATGATAGACAATTACGGACTATGGCAGAAACATGACCGCTTAAATGCCGAACACGAGCAGAAGCAAGAACGAGTAAGGGAAATCATCGACATGGCGATTGAGGGCATAGAACAGGCTTTAATGATGTTAGATGATGACATAGACAAGGCAGAGGACATGTTGAGAGATTTAGTGATTAGATTGGAGGAAGAAAGGTGATTCTTGAAATTATTATCTTTGTTATGTGGTTAGCAATCGGACTATACATTTTAAATCGTGATGAAAAAGTGGACAAGTTTAATTATTTTCTTGTTTGGAGTTTATTGATGTTGGAACTATTGGAAAATGTTTTATTGAAGATATGGAGGTAATGAATAATGGCAAAGAATGAATTATCAGTAGTAGGACAAGTTAAAGGTTTTCTAGCACAGGACAGCGTTAAAAATAGATTTAATGAAGTCTTAGGGCAAAAGGCTAATCAGTATATGGCATCAATCGTTAATGTGGTATCGGCGTCAGCACAATTACAGAAGTGTGAACCTAAGTCAATTATGAGCGCTGCATTTGTAGCAGCTAGTTACGATTTACCGGTTGACAGTAATCTAGGTTTCGCCGCTATGGTTCCTTATGGTACAAAAGCACAGTTTCAGATGATGTATAAGGGGTTTGTCCAGTTAGCTATTAGAAGTGGTGTATATGAGGATATGAATGTATCAGAGGTATATGAGGATGAATTAAAGTCCTATAACCCAATCACTGGCGAGGTTGAATTAGTGACAGACTTCTCAAATTGCACCCAAAGAAAAGCAGGTCAGACAGACAAAATTGTAGGCTATTATGCGTGGTTTAAACTTCTTACAGGATTTAGAAAAGGCTTATACATGACAGTTGATGAATGTAGAAATCACGCACAGAAGTATTCGGCTTCATATAAGCAAGACATTAAGAAAGGTTGGACTTCTAGCAAGTGGACGACAGACTTTGATGCCATGGCAAAAAAGACTGTTCTTAAGCTTTTACTAAGCAGATGGGGAGTATTGTCTATTGATATGCAAAGAGCAATTAGTGACGACCAAAAGGTATTTGATGGCGAAGGGAAATATTCCGACAATCCCGAAACCAAAGAGGAAGCAGTTGACATCTTTACAATAAATGAACAACAAACGATTGAAGGTGTTGTAAGTGAATAAATTCGTTTTAACATCAGACAACTACTTCTCACCCGAAGCCCAACAACTCTATTGTGGAAGTTCACAGTTTAAATCGTTTGTCGGCACATATGGGCGTGTGGGGTGTGAATTTAGAGCCTTAGAAATGCTTAGAGGAAACTGGAAAGAGGAAGAAAGCACAGCGTTATTAGTTGGGTCATTCGTAGATGCGTTTTGGGAAGGAAGTCTTGAAAAGTTTAAATCAGAGCATGAGGATATTTTCACGAAACAGGGCGAATTAAAAGCACCATATCGACAAGCTGAAACCATTATCGAAAGAACTCTAAAAGACAAGAAATTCTGCCAATACATGAGTGGTGAAAAGCAAGTCATTATGACAGGAAACCTCTTTGATATGGACTGGAAAATCAAAATAGATAGCTACCATGAGGATGTTTGTATCACTGATTTAAAGGTCATGCGTTCGATATTCGACCCTCTATGGGTTAGAGACTTAGGGCATTTAGATTTTATTCGTTACTGGGGATATGACTGGCAGGCAGGATTGTATCAGAAGATTGTCGAGCTGAACACAGGAAAGAAATTGCCATTTTACATAGCAGCAGTTACAAAGTCAGACTTTCCACAGATAAGAATAATCCAAGTACCCCAGGACTGGATGGATGAATCATTACATGTTTTTGAAGCTAATGCACCAAGGATAAAAGCTTTGAAAAATGGCGAGCTACTTCCTGTCAGATGTGAGCAGTGTGATTGTTGTAATTCAACATATGAGATAGACAAGCCTATATCGGCTTATGACTTGTTAGGAGGGATTTGATGTCACCATGTAGATATTGTGAAGAGCGACACCCATTATGTCACGATACTTGCGAAAAATACATAAGTCACAAGTTAAAAGAAGAAGAAAGAAAAGCCATTATTCGCAAGGCAAAAAAGGAGCGGTCACTCATAGATGATTACCAAATGAGGGCGATTGAAAGGGTGTCAGAAAAGAGGTTTGGCAGAAAATGAAGTCAATCATTCAAGACGAGAAGAAGTGCTATGTTTGCGGTCAATATCACTGGTTAGAAAATCATCACATTATATACGGTACAGCCAACAGGAAAAAATCAGAAAAGCACGGATTGAAATTGTGGCTATGTACGGAACACCACAGAGGAACAAAAGGGGTACATAATAACCGAGAATTAGACTTAACACTTAAAAGACTAGCACAGACAGTATTCGAGGAAACACATACTAGAGAGCAATTTAGAAATATTTTTGGTAAGAGTTATTTGTAGAAAGCGAGGTAGATAAATGACATACCTAGAAAGTTATTTAAAGTGTGACACAGTTGAAGAACTTGTCGCAGAAGTAAAAAGAGATGTGATAACCGCCATGTTAATAAATCCCGATAGAGTACATTCGATTGAAGGAGCACTAAATGAAGCAGTTAAAGAAAAAGGATGGCAAGAGGAAATAGAGAAGTTAGGGATGGTTACAACAAATATTTAGCACCTCAAGGAATTGTATAGCATATCACAATCTTTACAACCTTATCCGATATTGATAAATCTTATGGGGTGGAGACTACCCTCTGCCCCTGAAAGGAGCAGCATGGCAATAAATAGCATTCAAAAAGGCAAGGCAGGAGAACGAGAGCTAGCTAAGAAGTTAAAAGAATATGGTTACGATTGCAGACGAGGACAACAGTATTCAGGCATAGAGGGAGAAGATGTTGTTGGACTTGATGGAATACATATCGAAGTCAAACGAGTTGAGAGACTTAATATATATGACGCGGTAGACCAAGCTAAAAGGGATATCGATTACAAGGCTCTACCATTTGAGGACAAGCTACCCGCAGTATTCCACAGGAAAAACCATTGTGAGTGGCTTGTAACAATGCCTTTAACAGCATGGATTGAAATATATAGGGAGTGGGCGAATGGAAGGTGATTAAGTGGATGGATGGGTAAAACTACATAGAAAAATTATAGTCAGCGATATATACCAAATGCCACCCCTATATTTAAGAGTATTCCTCCGATTATTGATTGAAGCCAACCATCAAGATAATGAAATCCCTTATAGAGAGAAAGGTCAGTCTGTAGTAGGGAAAAAACTCATAAAAAGAGGGGAAAGATTGACAAGCGTTAGAGATATTTGTAAGTGGGTTGCATGGTATGAAAGAGGTTGTTTAAAAGAGCCAAACCCTAAGACTATTCAAAATATTTTAGACTGGCTAGAAGAAAATAACATGATAGAAATATATGGGGCTAAAGGTAACAGAAAAGAAACACTCTACACCATAGTAAATTACGACACTTACCAAGATAAAGATAGCGACAAAGTAACAGAAAAGAAACAGTCACTGGATAGCCAAGTAACAGAAAAACAACAGTCACTGGAGACAAACAAGAATGATAAGAATGTAAAGAATGTAAAGAATGATAAGAAAGGTAAAGAAAAAAATACCAAAAAAGAAACCTATTTCCCAAACGATGAAAAACTCAATCAAGTATTCTTAGACTTCATGGAAATGCGCAAGAAGATTAAAGCACCAATGACAGAACGAGCCATAACCATGATGATTAATAAAATTAACAAGCATGATAACGATACAGCTATACAGATGCTAGAAAACTCAATAATAAACAACTGGAAAGACATATATCCACTGAAAGGAAAGAAATCATCTTTTGATGAATTCCAAGAGCTAGGGAAGGAGTGGTTAAGTGAGCGAACAGGAATTTATGAAAATAGCTAGTGCAATAAAAACATCATATCCAACAGTCAAAGTATTACAAGACAAGCCATCTATGGATATTTGGTACATGATGCTAAGTGATTTAGATTACCGAGTATGTCAGACAGCAGTTCTTGAATTAATCTCAACATCAAAATTTCCACCGACTATAGCAGAGATTAGAGAGAAATGTTCTCACCTAACATCACCCGAAGTAAAAGAGTGGAGTGAAGCCTGGGAGGAAGTACAAAGGTCAATCGGTAAATATGGTAT